CCATCAGTCATCAATACAGGGTCAGCATTCACTCCAACAACGTATGATGTTGAGATGACTGCAACCGCAGTATCCGTAATTGTGAATGCGGTTGATGGCACATAGAATAGTTCACCACCCCATAAGACTGAACCCTCATTGATATTAATATATCCTGCCCCTACACTATTGATGCATCCACTAAATACATTAACTTTTGCCCCATTATAATTGGTGTGCAATGCCTTGTAATTAGCAAGAGAAGATTCCGAGATTGAATCGAAGATGTGGTTAAGTGAACCACTCTTGATTGGCATCCCCGTGTTGGCAAGGATGTATTGTGTGTCTATTTTTTTCATATTTTAATAAGTTTGAATATCATAAGTAATTCCTGCAATCACGTACTTGTCTGCGATGGCTCTTATTTGTTCGTCTGCATTAGCACCGAGTCCCGTGTATAATGCAATCGGAACATAAATACTGAAGGAGGGAGAATTGAATGAGTAGTTGTCCATCACATAGGAGTATGTCAATGCATCATAATAATATATATTAGACTCTGCATTCTCGGTATAGTAACTTGTCAACACTTGATTTGTTGGAAGATTCGTGTCGATGTATATGTCGGGTCGTGTTGGTGATGTTGGTGAATCAGGTTGCAACCATACTCCATTGAACCAATCGTTGAGAATGTATTCAAGACATATCTTCTGACTATTGTACCGCACCCTTTGATTGACTCCTCTGTAATCCTTCACAATCAGCACCCAATAATTTGTGTCCGTTGGCAGATGTCCCGAAGGAACATTCTGCGTTGCCATATAGATTGAATTGAAGAAGTTCACTTTCGTTCCTTTCGGATATAGCGCAACAAATGGTGACCAATCAGGAGCATCACTTCCGTTGACATATTCCCCGAAGAAGATGTCACTTGTATATTCTTGCGGAGATAACAATGACCGCATCCATGAGATGAATCTTGTCTTCCTCCTTGTCTGAGGTATCAGATTATACACGACATTCTGATAGTCGATGTCATAGAATCCCATATCAATTGTTGTTGATTATGTAGTTGACTGAATCACCCAATGTTCTTCCTGCGGATGTGTCGGGAATCATATATCCTGCATAAGGATTGTATGACCGTGTGATAGTTTGATAATTATCAACCATCACCGTTGCATCTACTTCGCTAACGAAGTGAGGTCGTGCCTCCACTTGACGAAGTACAACATCATTGACTCCTTCAACTGCTTGTAAGATGTCAACTAATTTGGACAAATAAATAGTGTAATTAAAGAATTGAGCATTGACATTCGCCAAGTATTCATTCACCGCATTCTCAACATTCAACTGAATGACTCCACTATATGCTCCATTGTAATAGATGTCAACACCGAGATACATCAAGTCAGGGTCATCGCTGATGAGATTGAAGTACACTCCTGCGAAGTTGATGAATGACAAGTATGATGTCAATGCAGAGATTTCACCGATTGACAATGGTGTCGGAGATGTTCCTCCTTTCGCTACCTTGACATTGACAATCTTATTCGGCAATGTCGTGACCGAACATTGAGTGACGATTCTAAGTTCCGCACTAACCGTTGGATAGTAAGGGAAGAATAGTGTCGTATCAAGTTGAATCACTTGAGGATTTGTCGATGAATATTGGAATTTGAAAACTTGATATTGCAACCATGCAGGAGTTCCCGATGGCGCACGGTCAACGATGACCTCAATCTCTGTGATGTAGGTATCAATTAACTGTTCCAATAGTGCTTGTGCAGTTGCGACAATCCATGCCCACAATCTCCATATTGCAGTCCTGCTTGTTGATGTTAATCCTCTTTGTGTTGCATCGGGATTGGTTGGGTCATAGAGATTCGTGTCTGACTGAACAGATGCCACAATCTCATTGTATATTGTCTGAATGCTACGAGCCATATTGATGGATGTATGTTGGATTGATATTCAAAGATAGGTCAATGAACAATGGTGATGGTGCAAGGACTCCGAGAAGTGGTTCATCCTTCTTGGTGTCAATCAGATTCGTTGCATATTCTTGCACGAAGTGATACATATTGTCATGGTCGAAGTCAAGTTCTTCCGATACTCTTACCAATGCCACCGCACTTGATGGTTCATATTTATTCATTGCGAAATACAATGCCTCTGCGATGTCGAAGACCTTGACATCTTCATCAAAGATATTGCCATTGGTGTATTCATTGTAGTGTTCATGGATGATGTGCATTCGAATGTGGAGGTCATTATATATCTGACTCCCTGCACCCATCTGTTGAATGTCATTGGTGTTTGATAGTTCGATGAATAGTGCAGGTTTCGGGAATGACAATTGTTGATTCGGGTCATTGCGTTCTCCATCAAGTTGATTGTTCCATATGCGGATGTGCTTGAACAATGGCTGATTGTTTTCATCCATAATGTCGGATGCCACTTGCTTGAGTTCACGCAACAATAAACCAATGCCATTGCCTTGAATTACATATTGCTTTTGAAAGAACGAAACGAACACCTGCCCGTTGCTATTGCTCCAATACAACCAAGTCATCATGTCTGCTTCATTCAATGTGTCATCATACTTGACAATTGTAGTCACAACATATTCGGATGTGCTTTCGGTGATGTTGTAATCATAGGACACAAATCCTGCAATGCCACTCATCACCGTTCCAATGTTATTCATCGCAATATAAATGTTCGCAGAATAATCATTGAATGAAGTGCCAAGCGAATTGCCTCCACCATATGCCATGTTGGGAATGTTACCCTTGAGGATGGTTGCTTTTGTTGTGAATATTTTCATTTCTTCTTCAATATTTTCTTCATCTCTCGGTCAATTCTTTTATAGATTTTGTCTTGCAATTCTTTTGAGTCCCCCATGAATTTGCGTTGTGGAATCTTCTCAGTTCCATCATTCTGATACTTCGCATAGGGGACATCAATGCCGAGAACAATCTCTTGCCATGATGTCTTGCGGATGGATTCATTGACTGCCCTGCGCAACCTACCACTCTGAATCAATATCGGTTTTCGGTCACGTGCAGTCTTGGGATGTTCTCGCCTCTTTACATTCTTCCACGCTTCTCCATCGAAGGACTGCTTCTTGAATGATGTGACAAAGTAATTGCGAATGTCTGATGCAATCAACTTGGGAAGGTCAACCTTCGCCTTGTTCATCTCTGCAACAATCTTGTCGAATTCGAATTGATTATACGTTGCCAAGTTCTTGGTCGATTAATAATATCGCACAGGCATCTCCATTGGTCAATGAATATCTTGCAATCAAGTCAGCATATTCTCCAACCGATTCTCCCTGATGCTCCAAGACCTCATGCACGAATTGATAAGTGTTATGGTCAGACAATGACAAGGCAAGTGAGCCGAGTTGCTTGTATGCGTTCTCGGTCAACACTTCTTGCTCATATGCTGATATCAACATCTCTCCAAGATTAGTGCAAGTAAGCATCGGCATTGAGATAGGTTGTGCAGTCACTAATCCTCCACGCTGATTGATGAAGTCAACTACATCTTGATAGTGCTTCACTTCTTCGATGGCTTCGGCATTGAATTTCTTCGATGCTCCGAAATACCCATACACTTGAGAGTGTGCAGATAGTTGATGGTATAGGTAAGAGTTGAACAATTCCAACTTAGCAAGGTCATCGAGTGATGACTTGACTGCTTCACTTATGAGTAAGGTTTTCATAATGTTCCGTTCAAATTTATTTTTTTATTTTCAATATAAACATCAATAGAGTCGGTTACATCCTCCACAACTTTAAATTGTAATTCTTTGCCCTTTGCTAATTTAATAAATTGACTTAACTGCTCAATACTGAATACGTAAATGTACGAACTTGGGTTGTCAGCATTTGGGTGCGCTTTCATATAGTCGTCACAAAGTTGAAAAAATTCTTCTATCATTTTTTAAATTTTTTTAGTTTTACATCGACAACTTGCTTTTTGTAGTAGGTCATCATTTGGTCGTATAGTTCGGGGAATTCGCCCTTGAATATTGGGTTACCTAACCAATAGTTTTCACTTGCATGAGCAAACCATTCCATTGGGCGGAACGCCCCGTTGTATTGCGTGAAATACTTCTTGCCGTGTCCTGCACCATACTTGCCTTTTGTTAATGCTTCGATTGTATCGGTGTATGAACCTATATGCTCAAATATGTCGCTTGTTGTTAAATCGGGAAACGCACCTTTCCATCGTTCGTATATAGCCGAATTCCCAAATTTAGACGACAACGCTTCACGTGTATTGTTTTTTATTACATCAGTAACAAGTTTTTCACTTTCTAAAAATGCGCTTTTGTGTTCAAGTGGCATTTTATCAATGCCATCGTAAGTGGATAAATAGCCATTGAAATGAGTTCGATGTCCGTATTCGTGAACAACAACTTTCTTTGCATATACGTTTGGCGAACTTTTAGCCCGTTGACTTTTTAACCCGACATTGACCTCTTTTGTAAATGGCGAATAAAATGATTTTCCCGTTGTAACATTTGCCGTTCCATTGTCTGACAATATAAATATTTGGTCGGGCAACCCTAATTGCTTTAAGTTGTCGGGTACTAAATCACTTTTGCCGTACGTAAGTTTCAAATCATTTTCTGCTTCAATCTCACTTGATGGTGGTTTTGCATCGGGTGGAGGAATTTCCAAACCGAAGTTTGTCTTTGCAAAATCTTTGTATTCAGGAGGCACAACGAAGTATGGATGGTCTTTGCTGAACACCTCGCCCAACTTACCCGAGTTCATCTTGAATGTATCATCCATCTTGTCATTGAGATTCGACACACGACTTGCGACAACACTCTTGCTCGTCACGTTGGAATCATTGTCACTATTGAGGCAAATGCATAAACAATTGAAATGATTCGGAGGATAGAAACTGTTCCAAAAATCATCACCAACGGGAAGTGTTGTGTTGTCTAATGGTTGACATATGTCACACGCATCACCAATGGTTTGATAAGTTAAGAATGGCAATACATCCGCATCTTCTTCGAATCGTTCCCATGAACTTGCATTCTGACTTGAGGCAATGGCAGTATCATATTCACTCCTCAGATAGTTCTCATTGTACTGAACACTCAACTTGTCAACCTCATCTTTGAAGTCTGAGAAAGAACGAACATTGTCCCCATCAGTCAATGCCTCAGTCATCCTCAATGTCTGTTGGAATGTCTTTGCTCCACTAAAGAGATACGCATTCTCCCGAAGGGAATTAAGCATCTTGAAATCGGGAGAGCCATACTCGACATCCTTCATTGTCTTGCCATAGCCATCATATATGCCCTTGATTATCTTATTGGCATTGACATGATAAACTACATCAGGCAAGTTTGTCGGTGTGACCTTGCCCTTGTAAATCGCATCAGCGAGAGAATTGATATCAATCTTCTCAGCCATATATGTTGTTCAATTTATCTTGAACCTTTGATGTGAAGTTTCCCAATGGCATTCCCATAGGCATTGCCTGAGTCACGGGCATTCCCAATTGTTCACTCACATACTTTTCTTCCACTTGATATCCTGCATTCTTTAAAGTTTGCAGGATGTCCGCAAATGCCTTGTTGTTCTCGGATTCTCTGCGTTGTGCTTCCATCAATTCCCCATTGTTGCGGAAACAGAATTTGACTCCATCAGGAATCTTGAATCCAAGTCCTCTCAATTTAGGTATCAACTGCATATTGATGGCATTCTGAAGGAATCTGCCATCGACACTCTGTATATCTTCCAACGCTTGTTGTGTTGGTGATTCCTCTCCCTGCGTTGCACCAAGTTTCCCCGATGTTGAATCCAATGCATCTGCGTGTCCGAGTAATACCTTCGATACAAATGCCATGCATCGCTTCTCTAAATTCTCATATGGATTGTTAGCCGAACCAACTGCACTTGATGACAACAATTCGAGTTCATCAGTTGGGTCAAGTATCGCCCATCCACGTGAACCCATCATCTCCATCATGTTTTCCAATGCAGACCTCTCAGGGTCACCTTGCATCTTAGTTGTTTTGGCGATGCGTGTAGGCATCCCATAGAGTTCAATGTAATCACCGTTGAATCCCATCAGATTCCTCATCATAATCTCGTAGATGCCTACCTTGTACAATAGACCATATCCGCAAGGAGATACTCCAATCTCGGATGGTGTTGATACGAAGATATGATTGGCTGAGAATGGTTCGTCATCGAAGGGAATCCCACTAATGGCATATGTATATTGAGTGACATTTCTCCTGTCGGGAGAGATGTTGTGCCTTCTTATCGATGTGCATTCGGTGATGTTGCCATTGACAATGTCACCTACTCTGACAAGTGAATATCCGAACAACTTTGCCTCAAGTGTGTAGTTCATGAAATCATTGAACCATGTACCATTGAAGATGTTCTCGGCTTCTTCTACTTCATTGCCTTCTTTGTCAATGATGCACCACTCACGCAACATGGTCAAGTTCTTGCGCTTTTCAATACAAGCATAAACTTGCGCATTGAGGATGGTGTCGTAGTACATCCGTTGCATATCTACTCGATGCGGATACCATGAGTTCTCCGCTTGAGCCATCGCACTCCTCCAATTCATCACATCTTGTCTGAATCGTTGCAACTGCACGGGTGCAATGTACGAGTCAAGGTCTGTCGGTGTTGGATTCTTGCGTTGAGGTATAAACCAATTCCACTTAGTGATGTCTGATGGTGCAGGAGCAAGGTTCTTGATTCCTGCAATAATCTTTGACATTCGTGATTGTTGTGTTGCCATTAGTTAAGATTAATCATAATGTGCGTGTTAAGACTGAAACAGATGAGGAATTCGTATGCACAGATGGAATGCCTTTCGTAGAAATCTCGTTCATATCTTGACATAATTAGTAGATATTAGTCACCTTTGTATTGCCTCCCCAACGTATGCGATTGAACTTCTGCACGGGTATCAATGGAAGGTCAGGAGAGATGTCCCCCGTATTGCACTTATTGAGCCACTCGACTGCTGATTGATATCTCACAACCCTAAGTTCGGGAATGTTGCGAGGTGCAATGCGTGAGTGAATGTGATACAAGACAATGTCCACGATAAACATCACCATTTGTTGTGAACGGTTGTCACCCTTCACCCATTCGACATTGCCGATTGGATAAAGTTCTGACACTTCATATGGTATGCCAACACCCCAATAAGAGATGCCCATGTTCGGGTCATCGGGCAGAATGTTAGTAGGAGGAAGATTCGAATAGGTCAAGGCATTCAACAAGTCCACATGACCGATGGCAGGAGATGGCTTCAATGCAGTATATTGCTTATCACGGAAGGTCACCACATCTCCAATCTTATATACTCCCGAACGATAATTGAAGAAGGGAGAAGGATTGGTCACATAGAACAAATCTGACTTGTTGCCAAGTAGATACCAATCTGCTTCGTTGAAAATTCCTGTTGTCGGATTGGCACATATATAGACTTGAGTGTTGTTGTTGAATACGATGTCCCCAATGATGTATGATGATGTTGAGTTGTAGTTCTCATAGCCATCAAGTTCAACACGGGAGTTGACCGTGTATGATGTAAAGAATGCATATTTCTCTGTGTCGTTAAATTCCTCCTCGATGTCATATTTACTTCGAAGATATGAACACGCTTCTTCAATTGCCACATCTTCGGCAAGAAGTCGAACACTTGAGTCTGATGAGATTATCTGAGATAAGTTGTCCGATTGGATGAACCTATCATAGTCTTTGAGTCGGATATACATATCTCAAAATTACTCAATTGACATAGATGATGGCTTCGAATTAAGCCACTTTATTAATAGCCATTGCGACTGCCTGACCTCATCGGATGAATGTCTGACATTGTTGACCGCTTCATTCCATACTGATAGCGATTGAAGTCGTTGGCAAAGGCAGAGCAAATCATGTAATCAAACAAGTCGGTGAAGTGACCATATTTCTGAAATTGCACCTTAGTCGTTGGGTCTGTTTCTTTTTCTTTTGACTTCGTGCCATCTGCTGACTCCTTCACATTCACGAAGTCATTGATGGTCATCTTGCAATTCTCCCCAATGGTGATTGTGATGCCCTCAAGTTCATTCTCAAGGATGGTGTTTATCCAATTGCCACGCATCAACACGGAAGGATTTGAATTGGTGACCCTGTTCTTTGGTTTGTATTCCGAAAGTTCCGACATGATGAGGTGATAAAAGTTGTGACCCTTCTCCATCTTGACATCTTGCTTCTTCGCAGTCGCATCGCCATATAAGAACATCCCCGATGAATGGTTCGGGTACTTGCGTTTGAGTTCGTTACATACCGCCTTGATAGTGTTGCGTGGATTGACTCCTGCAATCTCATCTATCATGGTGATGTGCTTGTCTTTGATTTGAAAGATACCACAGGGAAGATATGGATTCACGTTCTCATCCCAACTGATGTGAAGTGGTTGAGTCGGGTCGTACTTTATTGTCCCAATATGCTTGTCTAATTCAAAGCATTTGTAAAATTCTCCGCCCATTTTGAGTTGCATATTCCAATTACCTTCAACGAATATCTCATATTGATAGCGTGGCATATTGAGAAGATTCTCCTTGTATTCGGGAGTCAAGAAAGGATTGTCGGTGATGCGTGATGGGATGTATAGCCAATTCGGTTGCAATGACTTATTCTCCCACTTGTCATATATGCGCTTCTTGACCCAATTGAGGGAAGGATTGCAGGTTGCCAAGATGATTGGCTTGGGTCGTGGCTCACATTCCCATCTTCCTGCACGACCAAATGCAATGTCAAGAGTCTGTTCTTGGCACTCGTTTATTTCTTCAAACAAGAATCCATTCACTTCAAGACCACGCAACCAATTCAAATCCTTGTCCTTGTCGTAGTTTTCTCCCTTGAACATAATGACCGACCCATTGGGATGAGTGTACTCATAGGGATTGGTGCGCAGTTTACCCGATGGAGTGAACTTCATGAATGAAGGAATGGTCGTGATTCTTATCTTCTCAAGGTCTTCACGTATTACGCACCACCGTGACTTGGGGAATGCTTGACACATGATGAGCAATGCTGATAATCCCCAAAAGGTCTTCCCTCCACCCATAGCCCCTCCAAATAAGATGAAGGAATAGTTCTCGGAGGCAATCGAATCCATCGCCTCATTCTGCTTGTCGCTGAATGTTATCACACCTTGATTTCCTTGCCTCCCCAACTGATGATGGTTGTCGGCATTTCACCCGAATATTCAACCTCAGACTTCTCTACATAGCCACGCTTCTTCATCTGTGTTTTGGCGTAGAAGATAATGGCAATGGTGTCATCCTTCTCCATACGTGAGTGCAACTTTGATTCCGCCCAATCATGAACGATGTCTTTGACCATCTCCACATGGAACTTATAGTCCTCATACTTATCTATCCAATTGTAGTGCGTTTGTCGTGACACTCCTGCGTGTCGACAAGCATCTTTCACAATGCCCTTATTCATCTCTAATGCCTCCAACATATTACATTGGCGCACGGTCAAGGATGACTTATATTTTGCATCCTCTTCAACTTCCTCAACTTTGACCTTCTTGGTCTTCTTTTTTCCTTTGTCCATTATGCTTATTGTTTTATGAACTTACGAACCGAACCATCGTCATACACATTGATGATGATGTTGTCAATTTTATTTGTGCGAACAACTTGCGGATTCTTCAATAATGCAGTTGTGAATTGATACGTTGCAGACCACACACTTGAATAAGTTCCTGCCATATTGCACTCCCTTCTGAACCTCCACTCATAGATGGTGTTGGCAGTCATATTGGTTGCAACAAGATTGGTTGTTGTATCAATGGCGACCTTGCTTGTCCACGATATTACTCCCGACTTACGATATTGAATTTTGTATCTCACGCCACACGCATCATCAATCCAAACGAATCTTACTGCCTTCGTTCCGATACTATCAATTGACATCGTTGGCAAGTCGCATTGACATAGTGTTGTGAATTGCTTAATCGGGGAATAAGCGGACAATGTTGTTCCATTCATGGATGCGATTGAATATTCATACGTTGTGTTGTAACTTAATGCCGATAATATTTTCGATGAGGTATCGGCAAGGGTCAATGTCTTCCAAGTTGTTGCACCGAGAATGTGATATATAATCTTGTACCCTGTTCCGCAGGTAATCTTATCCCATGTTATTGTTGAGGATGTTCCCTTCGGTGTTGCAATGATGTTGGAGGGTGCTTTGAAACAATCATTGGCAATAAATCCAATCTTGTAGGTAGAATCACCACTTGAACTTCCATTGTTATTTGCTGAAAGGATGCATCCACTAAATTGAACCGCACCACTTCCGATGGCAGGAGCCACCCAATCGAATGACCATGTCTTTAAAGAATTACCACTCTGAGTGTGGGTGATGTATTTCGTTCCCGTTACTTTGGTTAAGGAGTTATTGGTCACGATGATGTTGCCCTTGTAATTACCGACACTATCTTGAGGAGTGACTTCGAATCCGAACCTCGTATGTGCGGAGGTGATTGAGGCAGTCACGTGATAGGTCTGTCCTCCCACATATCCTGTCGATGGTATTGTGGAGGTGATGATTGCATTGGGAAGATTGATGGCAGTCATTCCCGTATGACATCCACTTGATGCGCAGGTCTTATAACTTGATGCCTTGTCATTAGCATAACCACTTGGCGCACCATCGGGTGAACTACTTAATGACTTCCATGCAATGACTAATATTATTGCAATGAATAGAATGAAGAATCTCTTTTTCATATTGTTTTGTTTTGTTTAAATTGGTTGTGATTATGGCAGGAGTCGAACCTGCATCTTCATTGCTGATGCCTTACCTTACAACTTCACGGAGTTGATTAGACCACACAATCGATGTCACTTCTTAGTTATCTTGGTGTGACGAGTGTATGGGATGTATCGATGTTGCTTTCCTTGTTCATCTTCAATCAGCACTCCAAGTTGTTTATGTGATGCACCATCACGTGCCTCTTTCTTAAACTTCTTCATTGCCTCGTATGTTGCTTTGTTTTCGGCTTTTTCTTTGTCGAATCTTTCCTTGCTCATATATCTAAATCGTTGCAGAATATTGGTGAATTGTGGTCTTTCTTTGTCTTGACATTATTGTTGTAGTAGTCATGTGCCTCCTCGTATGACATCCGTTCTTCCTTCATGAGGATGGTGATGCACTTCTTGGCTGAGTAGATGGCTCTGTCGCTGAGTTCATCATAGCCAATGAGTGCCTTATCGAATCCAATGGCAATCGAAAATTCGTCACCATACAGGTCAATGAGTTTCTGCACTCGGCTCATAATCCCTTGAGATATATGATTGCCTTCACAAGTTCACGCTTGTCAGCATAGGGGATAACTTCCGCATACTTAGTCAATACTGATTCTTGATAAGAGGCAACCTTCTTGGCAACATCTTTAAACTTTTTGCTCAAGTATTTTGACTTCGGCACATCGACCATTGCCGAGTCGAATGCGACAACGGGAATCTTCTTGATGACTCTGTTGGCTTCTTGTAGATATATCTGTGCAAGTTGCACCTTGTTCATCTGATACAATGCCATTGAATCTTGACCGTATGCTATTGATGTAATCGTAAGGAATAGAATGATGATGATAGTTCTCATATTAGTGTGTGAAGTTGATTATTAATGTGGAGGTGAACGCAATGACGAAGTAAGAGAGCCACTTCCTGCGATTCTCCGATTGTCGTGCAACCTTGTCAAGTTGCAACTTGTACGAGGTGATGTATTGGTCTTTGTCTTGGCTAATGTTCTGCCATTCTACAATTTGTTTTCTATAAATCTTGTTGACCGAATCAGAGAGAGTGACATATTTCTGTTGGTATTCAATCTGCTCATTCAAGGCAACCACTTGTTCTCTTGCCACATCGCCTTCATTGAGGTCTTTGATTACATTCTTTAGAATCCAATGAGGTACTCCGATGAGTGTCGTTGAATCACTTGGACTTGTAACGGGCTGACAGATTCCTTGTGATGTCGCTATCAGTAAGAGTGCTATAATTAATATTCGTGACATAGGTTCTTTTCTTTTTTAATAAATTAATTGTTGCCTGATTGATTTGTTGGAGTTCATTGAGTGAGTCAAGTTGCAATGTCATTGACTTAATCGCAGAATCGTTCTGCTGAATTATCATCTTAGATTGGCGCACTTGATTGTCGAGTTCATCGATTACTTCTTGTTGGTCTGTTGGAGGAGTCTTCTTGAATAGTTTACTCAAGGGACTGAAATAAATCAATGCCCCGATGCCGACAATGGCAACAAGAATCAATGTTATCCTCTGACTTGTGGTGAGTGGTTGGTTCATGTTAATGTGTTGATTGTGCGAATTTAAACAATTTTTATTTCAATGTCGTATAGTGCCTTCATGAGTTTCACCTTGTAATTGAACAGAAGTGCAGGAGGAGTGGATTTGCCTTTGCCCGTTGTGAGATATGGATTCTTGACATCCACGACCTCCACTCTGCCATCGGCATATGTGACTTTGAAGTCTGCAATGTATTTCCCGATGGTGATTCCGTTGACGATAAAGGGATATATGATTTGCCTCTCAATATTGATGACTCTATCCTTGACATCGATGGCTCTGCGTTGTGCGGATAAGGTGAGCCAATATCGATACTCCGCCATTGAGTCGAATGTGCCATACTCATTGTTGACCTTCTTCGCCCCGTATTTATTTGTGTTGTTTATCATATTGCAAAAAGGGACTGCACGTACATCACTACATTGCAGTCCCATTAACATCGAAAAATATGAATGAACTGCTCAAAGATAGTGATTTATTGAAGTGCATTTCTTTGTTTTAATAAGTTGATTTTGTTTTCTGTGGTCACCTTGAATTGACTCAAGTAGTCGAGGGAAAGGAATATCTGCTTTTCAAATCCTTGTTGTTTAAAGAATAAGAACTTTCCATCTTCAATCATCTTCTCTCTATCTAAGAGATACACATTCCCGTTGGATTCGTGGAGGCATACGTAGTTGAATCGTTTGGCTTGGTCAAGGATGAAGTAGTTGAATCCATATGCATTCGCCTTGTTAAGTAGGTGCTTCTCTCTGTCACGTTCGATGTGCAGGGTAAGATGTTGAATGTCGATGACTCCAATAAGTCTGCGATGTTTCTCGTCTGCAAGTCGCAGGAAGATGCTTATTTTTTTTGTTGTCGATTCGACAATGATGATATTGCCTTGTTCGTCTTTTCTTGAGTTCATTCTGTTAAGGATTTATATTGGTCAATCGCTTCTTTGAGTTGGCGATATGCTTCTTCCCACTCTTGGAATCTCACGCAGTTGCGTGTTCCTGCATTCTGCCATTCTCGTTCTTTTAGTTCGATAATTTTCTCCGATGCTTTGAGCAAAGTGTTTGCTTTGGGCAGTTGTTGGTCTTGGATGTGAGTCATAAATTTATAAGAGATAAATAATGTAATAACGATGAGAGCCACAATCATTGTTGCCATCACCTTGTCGTATAGGTCATTGTTTTCCTTCATTGTTTGTCCTCCTTTTAGTTACGCCTATCCATTATCATTAGCAGGATAGTCGCAAGTATTGTTCGTTAATAATATGTTATAAGCAAGCTGGCAGAAGTGCTTCGATTGAACATTTCGTTTGAAAAAATTAAAATAAAAAAGCCCACGCACATCAGTTTTTTCAAAACTGTAAGGTTTGTTGTATTGCATCATAATTAGTTTTGTGGTTTGACCATATTGCTTCCGTTGTTTTAAACATTGCACCTTGCATATCTACCATTGGTTTAAATGGCAACCAATCAGCTTTAGTGTTTTCACATACTATTGCTTGTCCATTTCTATCTTCACACCATTCAGCAAGTTTTGCAAAGTCAATTTGTTTATTACTACACTTGTATTCGTGTCCACCAAATTGATAAGGTGGGTCAATAAACCAAGTTGCTTCTTCGTTTTCCAAATTTTCATAACTTGCTTCCCTTATTTCCCAATGTTTGATTTTGTGCAGTTGTGTTGCAACATTGTTTAATTGTGTAACTATTCCATCTACTGCATAGCTACTTACAGTTTTTCTTAATCCAGTCGTTCCTTGTTGCACTATAAATCCTAAAAATATCTTTTCATCTGCACTTAAATCAAAGTTATCAAGTGTTTCACCAAGTTTTAATATTGGCAGTTTTCTAATATCGTTTTCACTACATTGTTGTAACCATTTCCAAGTCCTTACAATTATATGGTATTTATCTACAAGCAAAACATCATTCTGCCAATATTTCAAACTATACCTTGCACTTCCAGCAAAAGGTTCAATTATCCTTTTGTGTTTCGGTGGTGGATAGTAGTCCACTATTTTACTTTTACTTCCGTAATAACTAAACATATTTTCCCACGCTTTTTTTTATTTTAATTTTTTCTTTAGTGCTTCGATTTGGCATTTGTGCTAAACAATCCAGCCAGCTTATAACACGGGTTTGGCAAAAGTGGGCAGACACATCCTGCTAAAATTGAGCATCCTACAAGCCCACCTTCGCCAAGCCCGAAACCGTTAAGTGGCAAGTGCTACCTTACTGCTTCGATTTGACATTTGTGGAAGTTTTTTGTTCTTTTTTTTGCCCACGCACAAGAGAAACTAAATGGTCTTGGATAAAGTTTTTTAGGTCTTTATCTGCATCAATAGCCATCTTTTTTAAGTCTTTGATTATTTCTTCGGGTATGTCAATGTTCTTTCTCATTTGCTATTTTTTCTAATTCTTGATGTGTTATAAAATTTGTTGTTTGAATTGGGAATGGAACATCAAAAGGTCTATAATCTCTTATTATTTTTCTTTTACCACACCTACATTCATATACTATATCTCTTGTATTAAAAGAAACGTATATGCTAACTATTGGCTTATAATATGAATGACAATGCACCTTTATTTTGCCATTTTCCCATTTGTAAAAACCATAGCAAATTATCGAAATTACTATTGCTGATATAAGTATTATCATCTTATCCCAAAAGGTTTTAGTGCTTGTTCAAAAATTGGGTGCATATTAGAAGTGGAGGTTTTTGCCTCCAACTTCTTTTTCTTGTCTAAGAACTTTGCCCAAAGTTTTAAGAGTGTTTTATTGTCCTCTCCAAACTCTGTATCAAGTTTTCTAAGGTCATCCATTGCTGCTTCAAGGTCTGCAATGTCTGTGCAGTTGCTTACTTTTAAGTAAGGGTTGCTGTTGATTTTTTCTGTTAGTGTCATTTTGTTTGTTTTAATTTCTGATACAAATATACATCAAGTATATGATATACACAATAGGCAAGTAAAAAAAGTTATTAACAATTTTATTCCCACCCTAAAAAAAGAACAAAAAACCTTGCTCCAAATGAAGTTTACTGCTAATTAACCGCAACCTTAATATTCCCGAAACGATGAATCATTCAATGGTGCGTATGGTTCGCAAGATAGCCAATCATATAATTTAACAAAATCACCCTCAAATTCTGCGACTTTTTTAAAGAATTCGATTCTGCTTGGCAGTTTATTCTCCATTGCTTTGGCTTGTTCCTTCACCCATTTCATGTTTATTACATAATCATCGAATGAGATGCGATAGTTCTGCAAGTCGTGGTCAAGTTTCTCAATGCTCATGATGAGCCATTGTACATTGGTGATTTTGGTCATATGTTTCTATTGATTATCTCCCCAACACTTCCGAAGGCATCGCCTTCACTTCTTGTCCTTCGTTGTTTTTCAAACATCGTAAATTGTTGATGTTGGTTTTCTCGGAATTCGATGACTGCCTGTGTGCGTTGTTCAAAGAATAAGTTGAACCAATCAATCAATGTGTCGTAGCCAAATCCTGCATAAATCTTTCCAAATCTATGTTGTTGGAATGCCATCTTAAAGAATGATTTCATTTCTGAAAGTGATAAATTCTTGACATCGGGATGTTCAGCGAATGAAGATGCAATGTTGACAATGCCCTGCACGGAGATGGCTCTCTGTTGAGGTAGCATTGAATTATACATTGCGACTGCCTCACTTATCTTGTTGATGATAAAATTCTTTTGGTTGAATCTAATGAGTTGACCGATGCAAGGTTCATCTTGTTGAATTGTCTGAATGACCATCGTTGTGATGTCATCATATGTGTTGGCATTATCCCATTTGATTTCGCAAAGATTCAACGAAATTGAGGAGGTCTTGTTCGTGTGTGTGAGTGATTGGTCTTGGTTCATGTGATGATTTGAGTTGTTGAATGATGTTGGTGATTCGTGAATTGATTTGTCTGAGTTCGGTCTGACCTTGTTGCCACTTATCCAACTTGCCCCAATTGACAAGGATAAACTTGAAGGCATCTTCAATGTTCTTGTTGCCATCTTTAATTGTCGGAAGTTCCGCAAGATATTGAATGATTTCATTCAGTCCCTTGCCATCGGCAGGAGTAATGCGCAACGGTCTTCCCCATTGTTGATACCATTCAGCATATATCTCCATGCAATTATTGAAGTGAGGATTGGTAATATCCTTTTTCTTTTTCGTGACTGCCCTTTTCTTTGGCTCTGTTGAACTTTCTCCCCCTTCTTGGTATGTTGGTATCACTTCGGCATCTGCCTCGTTCTTATCCAATTTATTAAGGTCATCCAATCCCCCTGCATTTGCAGGAGTATTAAATTCATTCTTTAATTCTTTATTTCTTTTATTCTTTAATTCTTGTATAGTGTTCATCCGTTGTTCATCCGTTGTTCGTTTGTTGTTCATCCGTTGTTCAATCGGTTGTTCACTTGACTGAAATTTCTTGTAGTTAAGTATTGATATTAAGCGACTTGTATTGGTTTTTCGTTGTTCAATCTGTTGTTCATTCTCGAACAACTTCAACAACCTCTCAACCTTCGACTCATTAATGCCCGTGTCGTTGGATATCTTCTTCCTTCCTGTTAGCAATTGCCCTGCTTGAATCTTAACCACTTGACCATTCCACAACACTTCCCTTGTTCCATGAGTTGCCTTCAATAACAGATACATCCATAAGTGAACCGCTTGTGAATCGCTAAACCACCCCTTGTCAATAATGCTTCTGTGAACTTTAATCCATCCCTGCTCCATGCCTTACAAATAGAAACACCACTCCCCATCATCGTTGCTCATGCCCATCATAAGGGCAAACAATTCAAGGGAGTGGTGTTGGATAGTAGATTTCATTATGATGTATTTGAGCATTGCAATAATAAACATTAATCTTTGGAATACAAAATGGAGAAGGATGTTGTTGAGATTTTCTTCGGAGGATGCACCTCGTTCACCTCTCCCGTTGCTTCATCGACAATGATTTCCTTTTTCACAAGGGACTTGAGGAAGTTCTCCCTTGCCTTGCGTTGTTCTGTCAATTCTTTGATTGCTTTGTCGAGAGTGTTCCACTCCCCATCATTGCAAGATGAATATTCATATTTCACCCCCATCTCCTTCAACTTGATTTCAGCCCCAAGCACCTTGACCACTTCATTCCGTGCATACTTATGAAGGTCATTGATGACCGTTTCTTTGATAATGTCTTCGGCATCTTCGATGGCATTCTTCAGCGCACGAATGACTACAATGGCTCTCTCTGATGACATCTCTCCGTTCAATACAGGATGCACCATCTCTTCGGTTAGTCTTCTGATTTCTTTTTTTGAAGGCAACCAATCACTCAAGATTGGAAGTGTTGTTGTGTTGTCTATGTTGCTCATGGTTGATATCTCTCAAGTTGTGCCTCCGCCTCTCTCTTAATAGTAAAGTAGATTTGGGCAGATTCATATTCGTTAATTGATTTATTGAATAGTGATGTTAGGAATGTTGGTTCTGATGTTTCGTGAGTAATGCCTTGTTCATTGATGTACGTGACATCTATTGAGGAAATTTCCTTTTCGAAAATCTGCTCCTCCTCGACACATTCAATCTCAAGGTCAAGTTGTATGATGATAATCTCATCGTTGATTGTGAGTTCGAATGATGTCGAGTCTAATGCTGAGAAGTAGTGCGTCATGTTAATAGGGAAGTTCACCATTGTCACTTGCATTCATTTGCTCGTGATGTTGTTCGTACAACATTTCCTCTCTTGTGTCTGCCTCTGTCTTCCTCAATGATTCCATGTCTGCCTTGCTGACCTTATACTTCTTGGTGATGTCTTCTACTGCTCCGCCTCCTCTGATGTACAAGATAGCATTGTTGCCCTTTTCCGTGAAGTTTCCTGCCTTATCTTTAAGATTCAACCACTCCTTGTTGTCTGTTGGTTGTGCAATAGATTGAGATGGTGCAGGTGCTGAATAGGTCGGTGTCTTGATTCCCTTCTTGGTGATGTTATCCACTCCTTCTGCATCGGAATCTTCATCCGCAACGATGTTGCAGATTGAAGATAATGCATACCTGCGCAAGTAAGTCAGTCCTCCACCCATCTTCTGCAAGGCATTGGAACTACCATCCATTGCTTGATAGTGCAACTTCGATGCAATGTATTCACCGCTAACGTGGACAATACGAGTGATGACTGAATCACCTGCAAGATGTTGTTCAACATAACATCCGCAGTCTGCAAGTGCAGGTCTGACCGCATCAATGATGTCATCCAATCTGATGTACTTTCGAGAAGTCATTGAATTGATGTTGACCGTTCCATTCTTCGCAATCTTAATGTTCATAGAATTGAACTTCACCATTGCCTCATTGACATATGATGTGGTCTTGCTTGTCCATAGCGACTCTGTTTGATTGACCATTGTGAGGTCAACTTCTCTTGTTGTGTTTTCGTTCTTCATTGTGATGTTGTTGTTGTGAGGATGATTCCCCGATGATGTGATATTCGAATTCGTCAAGTTCAATCTTCTTCTTGCGGAAGATTCGCATCTTGGTGAGTTTACTTTTTCTGATTTTCCGCAACATACTTTTTCAAAGTTTCGTGAATCAGATGCGTCATTGTTCTCTTGTTTTGGCGTAATAATTCTTGTGCTGAATCTCGCAAGTTTTTGTCAATAATTACCGAGATTGTGGGAGGCATTTTTTTTTTTTGGGAGTTACCATTGATGTTTAAGTTCTTGAATTA